CCGGATAGCAGCCCGCAGGTCCGTAGCGCCGAAGGCTACACCGGCCACGCTAGCCAGCGTGCCTCCTATCTGCCCAGCTACGTCTCCGAATCCAGCACCGCCACCCCCGCCTCCAGCGGCATTCTTACGTACTTGGGCTGACTGTTCGTCTGCGCGTTTCAGCGACTCTTGGTAGTCGTCAATAGCCCCTTTTGCATTACCGTACCCGACGACCAACTGGTCAAGAATGGGGATCAGCTTGGTGATTTCGTCGGTGTGCTCCGACCCGGCTTTCATCGCCTCTACCAGCTGCGTGCGATAATCGAATATCTCTGTAGCTGCCGCTGTGGCTCGCTTCTCCAGTTCATCCAGTTTCGAGGTGTAGTCCTCGACGGAAATAGCCCCCGATTCCAATTCCGCTCGCGCTTCAAGGGCCTCTTTGTTGAAGTCGATGAAAGAGTCTGTCAACTCCGTGAGTGAAGTACTTCCGTTCGTCATCTCAGAGAGGGCCTGAGAGGTTGCTTCCAACTCCGGACGCATTTCCAGAATGGAGGTGTACATCATGCGGAACTGGTCCACCATCTCCGTCAGGCCCTGTGCCCCGGAGATGTTGCCAACCGAGGCCAATGCCTCCGCGATATCGCGAATAGATGCGTCGAAATCGTTCAGGGAGCGAAGCTGGTCCGTGATGGTGGTCGTGGATTCTTTGATCTGCTCAGATGCAGACTGAACCCGCTCTCCAGCATCCCCGTAACTGCTGCCTACTCTAGAGACGGACGCCCCAAGGTCATCCGCTTTTTCCGCACCCTCATCCGCTGCCTTGCTGAACGACGTTAAGTCGCGGGTGATCTCCGTAACCTTTGTGCCATCCGTCGCCGTAGTGACTTTACGTAAGCCCTCCTCCAGCTTGGACACGGAATCAATCGCGTCTTCGGCAGAACGCTGGATCTCCAGCGTCGCACTCTTGAACGTGGCGGCACCCTCGGCAGCCCCGTTGGCGTCAATACCCACTGATAGACGGTATTCTTCTGACATGATCGGCTACCTTCTACGTCTGGGTCGCTTTGCAGGCCCTTCCGGCCTCTGCTCGTCAGACTTCGTGTTCATTCGTTTCAGGTATGCCGAGTCAAGAGACTGCATCATCGTGATGTAGGTTTCTCTCTCATCGGGGTCGAAGATTTCGCTTAGTGCGAAATAAGCCATCATCTCTGAGATAGGGATGGCACCGACCCCGCCCATCCCCACTGACCGGCTGGAACTCAGGAGCTTGAAGGCTCCCATGTACTCAGCCAGCCATGGCTTCAGTCTTGGCCTGTCCTTCAGTGCGGGTGGCTCTTCCCCCTGCTCTGCGAGCGTCTTTAGGAAGTCGAGCTTCTCACCCCACTGAAATTCCCACTCCAAGACCGCTACAAGTTTTTTGCGTCCTCTTCCTCCTCAAAGCGCCGGAAATTGGCGGCCTTGCTGGACATGCTCTGGAGATCGCGGAACAACTCCGGAAGGTCCGTAAGAACCTGTACACAGTTGGCAACGGAATACGGGAGCTTGCCAGCCGGAGTTTCCAGTGTCGGCACCCACGTCTCGGTGCCGTCTGCGGCAACCACCTTGGACTCCCAGCCAAGCACCACCGCTTCCGCGTAGCACTCGCGAAAAAGGAGTTCAGACACCTGCTCATCCATGGTGTCGTTGTCCAGCTGGTGCCGGTATGGCTTCAGCTTGGCCTGAAGGAGTTTGCGGAACCGCTGGTTGGAGCCGCCCGCACGGGCGATACGAAAGCGGAAATCCCCGTAGTTGAGGAGAATTCCGTCCTGTTCGACTTTCTTGTCAACGTCGAACATTTTATATGCATTTGCCATCGTAGCCTAACCTCTCTTCGTGAAAGGCCGAAGGGGCTTGCGTTATGCAAGCCCCGTGCAGCCGAAACTTAGACTTCCAGAACGTCGATGGTGAGGATGACACCCGCAACCGGATTGCCTTCCAGCTGGAACTCCGCCATCACGTCGGTGTCCGGGCCACCGGCCACGATGGTTGGGTTCATCAGGCTCGCCGCCGGGATCGTGAACTTGTAGCCGTCGCCCGTGTTATCGACCAGTGAGAACTCCAGTTTCACGTCCGTCTCGCTCTTGTACTTGTCGTACATGGTGAAATCTTTGAAGTACATCGACACCGTACCACTCAGGTCAATGGTGCCGCGACCCATACCCTGCGCAGCCGAAGAGCCGATGGCGTACTGAGCCCGCGCGCCCTGCTTCTGGACTGTCAACTGGATCGACTGGAGCGGCGTAGTGAACGCCACGTCGTTCAGTTTGATGGTGGCAACGCCCGCCACGGTGTCCATGACGCGACCGGTGGGCGCGGCAGTGACGCTGGTGCCCAGCTGTGTGACCCCGTTGACTTCGGACTTTGCCATCACCGTGAAAGACCCCTCCACGAAAGCTCCCACCGAAGCATTGATCTGGAACTGCGTGACGTAGCACCCGGTGTATTGCAGCCACAGATTGCCTGCGGCAGGGCCAAGGCGCTTCTGGATCGTGAGCGTGTTGATCACCACGCCGTTCGACACGGAACCGGGAGTACCAGCGAACACACTGTTGAGCGCGCCCGCGATGAAATCATCAAAGGTGTCGGCTGAGAGTGCGAAGTTCAGCGACCCCTCCACGCCCACCTGCGTGGTGATGGCGTGCGACACGACGCCGGATGGATTGATTTCCTGCGGACGGCTGCGCTGCTTGTTCTCGGACAGGCTCTCGCCCGTCAGACGCAAAGCCTTGTAAGCCACAGAAGTGGAGGCGACTCCCCAAGTGAGTTCCTTGGCGTAGGACACTTCAAAGTCACTGGTGTCGATTGCGGCGCTGTAATTGGCGGTAGGCATGGCTCAATGCTCCTCGATTCAGTAAAGATAATCTCTCACGAAGGGGATGCTCACGTTCACCTGAAAGTAGGCACCATCCACTCCAATTGACCTCACAGCAGGGGAGCGAAACACTATCGACCCATGCTTACCCTCAAGATCCGTGAAATCAGATCGCTGCCGTCTGAACAAGGCCGCCACCTGATCCCCGATGTCCAGAGCCGTCTTGTCGCCCCAGTTCGCAGGCGTAAACACCTGAATCAGCACAATCCCCGGATGCCTCTGCGTCGCGGCTCCGGGTGATCCAAACTCGATCTGGGCGGCATCTCCCGATTGGATAGCCACCCGCAGCCAACTCGCCTTTGACGGTGGCGTGAAGTCTTTGTTGGGCCACGCTATCTGAGTCGTCGTCCAGTTGCTCAGCAGGTGGCCAACCGCCTCTCGCTCAAGTGCCGCCGTCATCGTTCATCACCTTTGGCTGTTGTTTGTATACGCCCTCCAAACATGACTTTGCACCCAACCATGCCGTAAACGCCTCTGCGGGCTTTTGCCCTTGGCATTTCGCGCAGACTGTCATGGCGCGTCCTCGCTAGACATCATCTTCGTCTGCTGCGTGAACACGCCCTCCAGCACTTCTCTCAAAGTGATCTCTACCATGCCTTGCGGAGCCTTGGCTGACCACGTGCCACTTTCCAGTCGCAGAATGTACGGAACGTTGTTGCAGATCCAGATAGTCTGGCCCAGCGGCATCCGGCGGATCTGGTTGCGGGTATCTGCCCACATGGCCCGCTCGTTGCCCGTGATGGGCTCCCCTGTGACACTGCCGCCAAACACTCCCTCGCGCTCGATATCCCACTGCGTGTTGACCGTTGCGTACCAGTTGTGGCGAGCGTGCCCCGTGAGTACGGGGGTGCGCAGAATGATCTTTTCGTACACGTACTGGCCTACGGCCAAGTGCATGTCCTTGCCAACCTCCTCAGCGGACTTGCTCGCGAACTTGTTCAGCGAGTCCTTGAACTTCTTCAAGCTGACTTGGTTGGGAATCACGGGATTTGCGCCTCCAGCTGGTAGAGGACGGTAATGCCCGCCGGGGAAATGCTTTCCACGCTCAGGATCTCGTACTCGACGCCGGATATGAGCAATTTGTTGCCTACGGCAGGCTCGACGGCCATGCCTGAAGGCGACAGGTAGATGTAGCGGGACTTCGCCTGTACGGCGGTGTCCGCCTTACGGGTTTTTCTGTAGGTCCCCACCAGCCCCTGTACTGCGTAAGTCTGGTCGGTACCGGGGGTGAAGCTGCCCGTTTCATCATCAAACGTGCCTGCTGGAGGCACGATCAGGGTCATTGCGACGCCGTACTTCGCAAGGGAATTCTTGACTGTTACGTCACGTTTTTGCTCGTAGAACCCCACACGTCACGTCCTGTTGGTGCAGCTGGCTGCACGGTTCAATAACCCTTGATCTCCGCGAAGTACTCTTCGTAGTCGAACGGGTCGAATTCCCCGTCATCGTACAGTGCGTCCTTTTCTGCGTCGGTGAGGTACACATTCATGCTCACCTGCGGCGCACCCACCGCCGCCACTCCACGCAGCATGGCTTCGATGTGGGGATATCGCTTGTTGGTGGGAGCGTCCGCCCGGTAGCTCACCGAGATGGGTCCTACCGTCTCAGACGCCACAGCGTTGCTGTTATCCACGCTCTGCTGAATGAACCGTTCCGTCAGTTCAATCAAGGCAACTTCCGCACACGCCTGCTCGATCACGAGAGGGACAGCGGTATCAATTACCGTGTACCCATCCTCATCCGTGACTCCCGTGCGAGGCCACGCCAAGCTCTGTGCCTGCGTCTTTTTCTTCCCGCTCCAGCTGCCTCGTAACCACGAATCGAGAGCCGTCGTGGCTCGCACCAGCGCAGCTTCTTGCGTTGCCGTGTCTTCGTCAGACCACGCATCGTTGCCATGCGCGACGTGGTAGGCCAGCGCATCCGCAGCCGACAGGTAGCTCACGGCATCGGTCTTACCCGTGCCGTCTTCAACGCTAATGGTCACGGGCTACTCCTTCCAACTTCGGCCATGTCGAATGTCCCAGATGGTGTGGTAGGAGAGGCCGAGTTTCTGAGACAACTCTCGATGCGAGAGAGGGGAAGCCTTGATCTGCTCCGCCAGCACTTCAGTGACTTTGGTTCTGCGGGAGTTCCTAGTCTGTGTCCTCGGTGACGCCCAGCGACAGTTGTACGGAGCGTAATCCTGATTGGTATTGATCCGATCAAGAGAGTACTCGGGGGATGGCTTCGGCCCCATATCTGCATAGAACGCAAAACCAAAGTC